CGGGCCCGACACCAGCTTCCCCTCATTCACAATCGTGCAACGCGGACCCGACCATGCCGAGTAGCCCCGCCGACTCCACCCCCGCCCAGGCGCCGACGCTGGACGCGGCGAGAGATGCCGAAATCGTGCTCGGGCTGGATCGCCTCGGCAGCACCATCGTGCGTTTCGACATGGACGCGGTGCGCCGCGCCATCGAAGCCAAGCGTCAACGACTGATCGCGCTCGGCTGGTCCGGCTCATTGTGCGACACGCCGGAGAAGGTCGCCAACATCATCGCCGCCGCCCAACGCGAGTTATTGGAGTTCTACCTATGACGAACCCTGACACCTCCTCGTCTCCCGCGCTCCCCCGCGGCGAGGGCCGGGAACCGAGCAATGATCTCGTGACCCAGCTTCGCTTCTCGGCGACGACGTTCCGCGCGGCGGGCGAGTTAGACGACACGAACGGCGAACTGGCCGAGTGGTTCCGTCCCGGCTACCTGCGTGAGGTCGCGAAGTTGATCGACCAGGCGTGTGATGCGCTCGTCGCCTCGCGGGACACGCGGGACGCCGGAGCGGTCGAACCGAGCGCATGGATGGTGGTCGACAATACCGGGCATCGGATCCTGCGGCCGTTCAACTTTGAGGCGCAAGCACGTGGTGAGGCGAGCGAGATGGATCGCTTGTATCCGAGCCTCGCGCCATGCGCCGTCGTCCCGCTCTACGACCTCACGCCGGCCGCATCCCCAGGGCGCGCGGGCACCGACCAGGAGCCACAATGATCCGCATCAACAAGAGCGCGACCGCCGACACGCGGACCTGCGACTTCCGCGCCGTCACGAAGGAGACGTTGCGGGCGAGCAGCGCGCAGCACATCGCCGACGTGGGCGTGGCGCTGGGCTTCTTCGCGCAGATGCTCCACCGACAGGCCGCGATGCACGACGTGGACAAGCTCACCGACTTGGACGGTTTCCACGCCGACTTCACGACGGGCTTCGACGCCGACCACCAAGGCTGGTGGGAGCGGCACCGCTCGCTCAACCGGCACCATCTCGGTCACGAGGACGGCATCCCCGCCGACGTGAACCTGATCGACGTGCTCGACTTCGTGGCGGATTGCGTCATGGCGGGCATGGCGCGCTCGGGCAGCGTCTACCCACTCGAACTGTCGCCCGAGTTACTCGACCGCGCATTTCAGAACACCGTCGCGCTGCTCAAGAACGCGGTCGTCGTGAACGAGCCTGTGTCGGCGGGCACCGACGGGGCGGACCAGGAGAGGAGATGAACGAGCAAGCGTGTTGCGCCCATCTTCGCGTCTCATGGCGCACGAAAGATTTCAAGCTAAGCGAGGAGGAGGCAGCGCGAATGAACGTCATCGCTGAGAACGCGGGAAGCGTCTACCCGCCAATTCGCGCCGGTTCGACAATGACGCGCGGTTGGTGGGAATGCGACTCTGGATGCGGTATGCGATTCCAGCCCGCTCCCGACGCTCCCCGAGCGGGAGGCGAGCCGTGCTAGGCGGCATTCCAGAAGGCTCACGCGAACTACTCAGCGCCGAGGATGGACCGTATGGCGTCTTCGAGCAGACGGTCGAACTGCTGTTCGGTGAGGAGTTGCGCGCGGACAAGGGATTGGCCGATCAGTTCTGGGGCGCGCTCGCGAACATCGACTGGTTCGGTCCCGCCGAGGAAGAAATCGGCTATTCGTTCCGCGCCGCAGGCGACTTGCTGGCCGCGATTCGCCGCGACACCGGGCGAATGACCTACATGAACTACTACTGCTCGGCGCCGTACGGTCGGGTGCCGGAATGGATTTCGGAGCGCATGGGCGCGGAGGGTTGGACATGGAAAGCAGCGTGACGCCGCCCCTCGCGGTCCCCACCGGGGAGCCCGGAGTGCGCGACCCCAAACTCATCTACGACGCCACGCGCATCGCGCAGGCCGCCAACGCGCTGTTCAAACGCTTGCCCCCTGATCACCCGCTCGCTGGCCAGGCGTTCGCGCTGGCTGAGTTGGCCGGGCAGATCGAAACCGTCGTGCGTACGTCCTCCCTTCCCTCCTCGGCGCCGGAGCGCCAGCCCGAATGAGCACTGTCCTGCGCACGATTCACGACGACGCCTTGCGGCTCAAGGATATGCTGCTCGGCGCGCGCGAGACGGGCGATCTGTCGGCGGATGAAGCGCAACGGGCGTTGACCTACATCGCGGCGATCATCAACCAAGTCGTGAACGCGAACGGCTCCCCGTATCGCGTGCCGGTCAACGACACGCCGCCGATGTCCGAGTATTTCCGCTATCCGAACAGTCGCATGGCCTGTCCGAAGTGCGGCGACACGAAGCTCGGCACCATCGACTATCAGCGCGCGACGAAGCTCTACGCCGAGCGCGTGAAGCATTCATGCCGCTGCGGCTATCACATTTTCACGAAGCCGCTCGACGGCTCGACCGACCCGAACGTGGAGTTCGACGATGAATGACGAATCTTCCCGCGCCCCCGGGGCACCCGGAATGAGCGACGAGACGATCCTCTGCTCGGAATGCGGACACGCCGCCGAGTGTCATCCGATGCTTTCGCTCTACTGCACGGGATCTGAGACGTGCAAATGCCCGCGCCTCGCTGGCAGCATATACCGCGAAAACGTATTTGCGGCCCGTCAGGCGGTGGAGGCGCTGCGAGGAGAACGCGACGCCTACGCGATTGTGGTCGCGGCCTGTCTCCGAGACTCTCGCATCCGAGAGATTGGCGACTGGGACGGCGGAGCGATTCAAGACACGTTGACCAAGGCCGGCATCCTCGCGGAGACGCCCGTGACGGAATCGTGCGGCGAGGACTGTCGGTGCGTCGAGTACGATTTCCCCGCGACCTGCTATCGCGTCACGCCGCTAGGATTCAAGGCGTACGAGTACGCAGATCGCGCGCTCTCGCGTCCGGAGGAAGGACCGTGAGCGACCGGTTGCGGGCGTTCGTGCGCGAGTCCAATCGCATCGAGGGCATCAAGCGCGCGCCGACCGAGAAAGAAATCGCGGCGCACCGGGCATTCCTTGCGCTCGACAGGCTGACCGTGCAGGACGTGAGCCGGTTCGTTCGAGAGATCGCCGCCGCGCCCCTTCGATGCCGACCAGGCATGGACGTTCGCGTTGGGCATCACGCTCCCCCGCGCGGCGGTCCGCACATCACCGACCAACTCGCCGCGTTGCTGGTCTCGGTGAGCGCCCGAACGATTGACTCCTTCGCGGCGCATATCCAGTACGAGACGCTGCACCCATACATGGACGGCAACGGGCGATCCGGCCGAGCGATTTGGCTCTGGCTTGAGGGCGGGCTGGCGCCGATTGGCTTCCTGCATCGCTTCTACAACCAAACCCTCGACGCATCTCAGCGCAAGTGACCTCCTCGACCCCCCACGCCGCGCCCGGAGGCCGCCAGACCGGGCAACTACTCGTGATCACGGTCCCGATGCCGCGGAACATCGGCAACGGCTCCCACGGCCACTGGGCGGTCCGCGACAAGCAGCGGAAAGCGTACCTCTCGGCGCTCGACCAGCTCCAAGGCGCTGGGATGATTCCGCCGCCGCCACCCAAACCCTTCGCCCGCGCGCGCATCGACTCGGTGATGCACCTGGCAAACATGAGTGATCACGACAACGCCATGCGCCGGCACAAGTGGCCCTTGGATTGGCTCCGAACGCGCGGCTATCTCGTGGACGACGGCCCGAAGCATCTCGAATGGGTCTCGTTCCCCGAGCAGCGTGTGAAGCGGGATGGGAATTATCGTATCGTGTTGACGTTGCACGAGTTAGCGGCGTGACCGACGCCTCCCCTGCTCCCTCCCTGGCCGCCTTCGCCGCCCTCACCTTTCGGCAACGCCAAGTCGCGCGGTACGTCGCCGATTGCTACACCAACAAGCAGATCGCCTCCGAGTTGGGGATCAGCATCCGCCAGGTCGAGACCTACATCGCCGGCATCGCCGCTCGCTGGCGGCTCGATCGCTCACGGAACATCCGATCGCAGATCACCCGTCGCGTCCTCTCCACAGCAGCATGAACAGATGTAGCGGGAATCCACGTCTAGGGGCTTGACAACCTGGACCGCAGATTAGGGCTCAGATTCGCCGTCGTGGGTCTCGCACGTCCCTCCTCACCCCGCCGCGCCCTGTCCCTCCCCGCCGTTCTCCTGCCCGACATTTGCCCGGATTGCGAGCTGAGCCTTGGGCTCTGCCACCGGGAGCATTGTCGCCGCGCCGTCCTGCCACAACTCGCCCGCCCCCCGATCGTCCACCTCATGGGTGACGTGCATGTGGAGCAGAAGTCGCGACAGGTGGACCGGACACTCCCGGTCTCGGTCGAGCAAGTCGAGTGGCGCAAGCGGAAGGAACACGCCCGCAGCGCCTCGCGCGCCAAGGATAGGAAGCGCGCCCGTGCCATCGCTCGCTCACAACGGCGCGGTGCCTTCGGTCTCCATCGGATGCTCGCATTGAAGGACGCGCAGTAGCGTGGCTGGCGGCAGACCGAGCAACTACAAGCCCGAGTACGCCGAACAAGCCCAGAAGCTCTGCCTGTTAGGCGCGACTGACGTGCAACTCGCTGATTTCTTTCACGTTACAGACCGCACGATCCTCTCGTGGAAGAAGAAGCACCCTGAGTTTCTTCGGGCCCTAACGCGCGGCAAGCAGGAAGCTGACGCCAATGTGGCCCACAGCCTCTACCGCCGTGCACTTGGCTATTCGCACCGGGCGGTCAAGATCCTCACGGTCTCGAAGGGCGCCAACCAGGGCTCGGAAGTCGAGCAGGTGCCGTACATCGAACGGTATCCGCCCGATTCGACGGCGGCGATCTTCTGGCTCAAGAACCGTCGGAGCGATGTGTGGCGCGATCGGCATGAGGTGACCGGGGCGAACGGCGAGCCGCTGTCGGTGCGGTTCGTGGACGAGGGCGTGACACACTAACATGCCGGAAATCCAGCTCCCCAAGCCCTTGGCGCACCAGGCCAAGGTGTTGAACCACGGCGCCCGCTTCAAGCTCTGGCGGGCCGGGAGACGCACCGGGAAGAGCCGCGCCGAGCTCCTGGCCGGATTCGCGGGGCACGGCCCCAAACGGGCACGGAAGGGCGTGCTGCAAGGCGGCGATGTGGTGTGGTTCGCCCCGGACTACAAGCAGAGCCAAGCGATCTGGCGTGAGGAAATCCGACCCAGGTTTGCCGGCGTCGAACGGGTGAACGTCTCCGAGTCGGAGCGCATCGTCAGTATCGACGGCTTGGGCTCGCTCCAGTTGCTCTCGGCCGAGAACATCGACGCGGCCCGCGGTCGGAAGCTGGACGGCGCGCTGCTCGACGAGGGCGCCTACTTCGATCTGGAGTACGCCTGGAACGCGGTCATTCGGCCGGCGCTGGCTGATCGCGAGGGCTGGGCGTTCTTCGGCTCGACGACCAATTCGGGGCACGACGGCAACCCGGCCAAGCGCATCCCGAGCTACTTCAACCTGCTCTGCGAACGTGCGGACCGGCATGAGCTCGGGGCGGACTGGCAGACGTTCCACAACACGACGAGAGACAACCCGCGCATTCCGCGAGCGGAGATCGACGCGCTCTATCGGGAGTATCCAGCAGACTCCCCGATCGCGGCGCAGGAGCTTGACGCCGCGTTGGGCGTGCTCGGCGGCCGGTACTACCAGATCGACCTCGACGTACACCGCATTCCCAGGTCCAAACTCCCGGATCAACTCCCGCTGCATTGGGAGTACTGGCTGGCGCATGACTGGGGCTATGCCCACTGGGCCGTCACGGGGCTGTTCGCCAAGGACACGCAGGGCGTGATCTACCTGCTCGACTCGACGTGGATTCGCCGCGCGCAGGACGACGAGATCGCCCGCGACATGCACCGGCTGATCACCGACACCGGCCTCACCGGCCGTGTTCGCGCTGGGGTTGGCGGGCATGACATCAAGCACCGCGTGACGCACCACGGCGCCCCCGGCATCTCGGCCCAGGATGTCTATGGCCAGTGCGGGCTCTGGTTCGACCTGGCCGACAACGACAAGGTGAACGGCGGGCGAGCGGTCAGGCGCGCGCTGGCCATTCGGGATGGGGAAGCCGGCGTCTACTTCGTTGACACGCCGGGCAATCGCCGGGTGCTGTCGCAGCTCGCGGAGATCCTGCCGGACCCGAACGACGTGAACAAGCCGCTCAAGGTGGACGCGAACGCGGACGGCCTCGGCGGGGACGACGGCGCAGACATGCTGCGCTACGGACTGGCAACACAGGTCCCGATGGCGACGGAGCCGGCCAAGCACGTCGATCCGTGGCACCACGGGCAGGATATGCGGACCTTCGAGCCGTACGACGAGAACACGGACGCGAACCCCGAGCCGATCGGAGAACTGTCGTATGGCTTCTAGTAATGAGCGCCCGTGGGATAGCGACCCGACTGAAGCTATCAAGATCGCCTACGCGATTTACAACTATCTCGGCATCGAGACTGCCGAAGAGTTGGTCGCTTACCTCAATGAGCAGCGTGTTGAGGATAAGAAAGGCGAGGCATGGAAAAAGGAATGACGAATCGCGTCGCGCAGTACGCCAACGCGCCCCTGCCCTATTCCTCGCCAGAGGCGTTGCGCGAGACGCTGGACCACCTGTCGAGCGTCGGCGATCCCGACTTGCTCGACGATCCAACGATGCTCGTGGCGATGGCGCTCAAGATGGAGCGGATGCCGGACAGCGAAGCCAACGAGCTGGCGGAACGGGTCTACAGCTACGTCCAGATGATCTTCCCGAAGTACGCCAAGGCGACGCTCCAGAGTCGGCAGTCGGGCAAGCTCGAAGGGCGGCTGCGAGTGGACGCCGAGCACCGCGCGGTCGTGAACGCACCGCGCCATTTGCGGAGGGTGAACTAGGAGGCACTATGCACGGGAACAAGCCAGAGACCGGCGAGAGTTTCGCGCAGCGGATGCAGCAGGGGAAAAGCAAGGCGTTCAACCACCGCCGACGATTCCCTGAGGCCACCGACACGAGCCAAGCGCCGAACAAGCCCGCTCAATCGAACCAGACCAGCACCACCAGCACCACCAACGCCCCGCCCGCGAAGTCAGCGAAGCGGGGCGTTCCCTTTCAGCGCAAGGGTAGTGCAGGCTCGACGCCGAAGGGCTCGCAGGGCGGCGCGCCGTGCTGAAGCAGGTGAAGACGTTGCTGGCGCGATTCCGTCTCACGAGAGGCGAGACGAAGCCGTGGGATGTGCCGCCGAGCGCGTGGGCCAAGACCGACGACACGTTGCCTATCTCGCCTGAGTTGATCCGTCGCGCCGTCGATGCGCTCAACGCTTCTCCGCACCGGTTCATGATCACTCGAGAGCACCAGGGCCAGACAACCACGGTCCACCGCGGCGAGAACGGCGATCATGCCTTGGTGGTCTGGGAAAGCCTCCGCGACGGCACGCATCCCGGGACCTTCACGTTCCACGACGCCCACCACCCGCACACGCACCGCGGGCAGTTCCACCGCTAGCGCACTCATCCCACGACCAATGAAACGGACACTGACGTTGCTCGGTATCCTCGGCGGATTGGTTCTCGCCGCCACGACCCCGCTCACCGGCCAGACGGCCACCTGCACGGTGAGTGGCCGGGTCGTGACCTGCACGCTGCCCGTCGATACGCTCGCCGTGCACGATACGGTGACGGTGGTGAAGACGGTCACGGTCACCCAGATCGTGCACGACACGGTGCGCATTGCGACCACCGCGCCGGCGCCAACGCCGGTGCTCGCCCCGACCGATCCGCACGCCGAGCCCGTGTTCGATGCGACGCACCAGACGCTGCTCGTGCGCGACGACATGAATTACACCTCGTTCGCGGACGCCGAAGCACAGGGCTGGCGGTGCACCAACAGCTCGACGACGCAGGACGTCTCCACGAATCCGCAAGGCGCCTGTCAACTCACGACGGGCTCCGACGGGAGCGGCCGCGCGTTGCATCTCGTCTACGACGGGATCGCGAACGCCGCCGGCCAGGAAGGGCACTCGTGGAATCGCCGGCTCGCCGACACCCTCAACTCGCTGCCAGGCCACACGCTCTACCTGAGCTACGACTTCCGCATCACGCCGGGCGGCGGCTTCACGCTCGATGACGGCACGCACATCCTCCAAGTGAAGTGGCTCGAGCTCTGGGATCAGACCGACCGCGCCCAGTTCAACACGCAATACCAAACTTGCTACGACAACGTCCCTCAAGGGCCGCCGGTGAATGGCGGGACCATCTGGACGTTCTACGGCAATGGTGGCGGCACGACCCAGTGCAACGCGGGCCAGGTGCGGCCGCCGTTCGCCTATCAGGGCCAAGGCCAGTGGCACCGCGCGACCTATCGCTATGTGACGCGCTCGAGTTCGACGGCGACCGACGGTGTCGCGCAAATGTGGGTCGACGGCACGCTCATCCTCTCGGTCCGCGCGAGCGACTGCGGCGTGCCCGTGCCCGGCGCGGTCGGCGACGCGGCGACGGGCCGATCCGCCCTGCCGATGACGATGCAGGCGCACTTCCCGGCGATCTGGTGCAACGCGCAGGACTTGAACGCGATGTTCGTGCGGCAGCACACGTTCTCGCTCTCGTTCGGCAATGTCTCGGCGACGCGGCTCTGGCCGTTCGCGATTGACATTGACCATCTCGCCCTCTGGCGGGACTGAGGCGGTAGCGGCCGATGGCGATCACCGAGCCCACGCACTGTCGAGAGGGCGGCACAGTCGCCACGTCGGTCACGTCCTTTACGTGGACGCGCACGGTCGACGCCATGACGAATGGCATCCTCGTCGTGCAGGTCGTGCACGCGGGGATCAGCGGCAACTCGGTGAGCGTCAAGTGGGACGTTGCCGGAGCGAACCAAGCGCTGACGTTGTTCGGCATCATCGAACCGGCGGCCGCCTTCGCGAACGAGCAAGCCGAGTTGTGGCATCTCGTCAGCCCAGCGGCCGGCGCCTCCAAGCTCATCACCGTCACCTTCTCGGGGTCGATGGCGATCTGCATGGGCGGCAGTATCGCCTTGGCCGGGGTCGATCAAACTACCGTCTGGCGGAACGCCGCGCAGACCGCGAACAGCACCGGCCCGACGGTTCCCTCGATCACCGTCAATACGGCGTCGGGGGATCGGGTGATCGATGCAATGGTCGCGATCACGAACGTGGACGATCGGACCCCGGCGGCGGGCCAGACGAAGATCTGGCATCAGTGGAACGGCACGCTGAACGGGGCGGGCTCGGACGAAGCGGCCACGGGTGCGACCCAAGTGATGTCCTGGAACACGACGCCGTCGGGCGATCCGTGGGGCCAGATCGCGGGGTCGCTGATGCCGGCGGCTGGCGGCGGTGGCGGCGGTCGGACGTTCTTCCAGAACCCGAGCTTGAACGGCGCCTCGATCGCGGGGCCGAAGCAGTTCAATCCATCGCTAGAGTTCACTCGGCGTCCTGACATTGGCTTGTATGTGCCGAGACGGATGGCCGCATGAAGCTCCAGAAACTCGCAGGCGCCACCTCCGAGATCTGGCAAGTCTTCATTGCCGACGCGAGTTCGGCGACTGGCGCGGGACTCACGGGACTGACCAACGCCTCGGCAGGCCTCACCGCCTACTACCACCGCGACACGGATACCACCGCCACGGCGATCACGCTTGTGACGATGACCGTGGGCACGTTCACGTCGAGCGGGTTCAAAGAGATCGATGCCACGAACATGCCGGGCTGGTATCAGTTCTGTCCCCCGAACGCGGCGTTGGCGTCGGGCGCGAAGTCGTGCGCGTTCTTGCTCAAGGGCGCGACGAACATGGCGCCGCTGCCGATCGAAGTGCAGTTGACGGCGGTCAACCCGGACAGTGCGACCGGCTTCGTATCGAGCGTCCCGGCCGTGGTCGGAGCGGTAGGATCGGTGACTGCCGGCGTGACGGTGACGACGAACAACGACAAGACGGGCTATGCGCTCACCCAGACCTTCCCCGCGAATTTCTCGAGCCTCGGCATCTCCGCGGGTGGCGCGATCTCGACCGTCACGCTGGTGACGACCACGACGACGCTGACGAATGCGCCGAGCGATTCGAGCGGCGTCACGACGTTGCTGACCCGCGTGACCGCGACCCGCGCCGGCAATCTCGACAACCTGGACGCCGCCGTGAGCACGCGCATGGCGACGTACACGCAGCCCACGGGGTTCTTGGCGGCGACGTTCCCCGCCACGGTGGGGAGCGCGACATTAGCCGGTGACCTGTCCGCGACGATGAAGACGAGCGTCGAGGCCGCGGTGTGGGATGCGGCCCGCGCGAGTCACACGACGGCGGGCTCGTTCGGCCAGGGCGTGGCCAGCGTGCAAGGCGCGGTGACAGGCTCCGTCGCCTCCGTCACCGGCAACGTCGGCGGCTCGGTCGCGAGTGTGACCGCCGCAGTCACGGTGGGCACGATGAACGCGGGGGTCATCGACTCGGCGAGTATCGCGACGGCGGCGAAGCAATCGCTGGCCGATACCATGCTCGATCGCGACATGAGCGTGGGCACGGACTCGGGCGGTCGCACCGTGCGGAACGCATTCCGGGTGCTCCGCAACAAAGTCGATACCGTCGCCGGCATCGTGTACAAGGAGGACGACACGACGACCGCGTTCACCTTCGCGGTGACGACGGCGGCGGGCTCGCCGATTGTTGCGGTGGACCCAGCCTGATGCGCCTACAGTACCGGCAGTCCAGCCGCTCGGCGCTTCGCTCGCCACTGTCGCTTAAACTCGCGACGGTAGGCCATGACGGCTGGCTCAAGGTGCCGTTCCGAGCGCTTGGCGCGGTCGTATTCGCGACAGGTGTCTTTGCGGCATGTGCGGCACGACCGGACAGGGTGCCCGTCGCGCATATGCACGTACAGGTTTCTACCGCTCAGACTGTGCCCCCGTTTGCAGTGGGTCTTCACAGCATTCTTCGCAGCGACGCTAGAACTACGCAGCGAGTTAACTCTGGCTGTCACCGCCTCCAAGTGGAGCGGGTTGAAACACAGCGGAGTGCGGCACAGGTGGTCGAGTTGCAGGCCTTCAGGTATCGGGCCTTTGACGAGTGTGTATGCGAGACGGTGCGTGAGCCACTGGGCCCCGTCGCACTTCGTCTTTCCGTAGCGTCCGCGTCGCCCGCCCTCCCACAACCAGCAAGCAGTCGGTTGGGCACCGGCGAGCATCGCCAAGCGCTCACGAAATGGCATCGGTTTCATGCCAGAAATCTAATGCCGCGGCAATCCGATAACAAGTTTGCCTAGCCGATGTTCAGAGTCTTCCAATTCTACTCGGGCCGCTTCACCGGCTCGGGCTTCGTGCCGCCTGCCGGCATTGTGCAGATGACCTCCGCGCTCCAGCGCATCGGCGGCTGGCCGTTGGTGCTGCTCGCTTCGCTCCTCTCGCTTCCCTTCTCTCGCTAGAGAATCCTCATGGACACCACGAAAGCACTCGCCCAGCCGGTCCAGACGGCGGCGGCGAGTCAGACGAACGCGACGACCACCGTCACGATCACCGCCCCGTCACAGGTCGGTGGCCAGAACACCAACACGATCTTCGTGACCGGCATCATGATCTCGGCGAGCGCCGCACCAGCCGCGACCCAGCGCGCGACGGTGACGGGCCCGCAGGCCGCCAACTTCGGGATCAATCTCCCGGCCGCCGCCTTCGCGCCCATCGTGTTGCCGTACGGCACGCACCCGCTCATCGTCACCGCGGGCGCCAATCTCGTCGTCAGCGTGCCGGCGTTGGGCGCAGGCGTCGTGTGTGATGTGGTCGTGCACTACTACATCGGAACCCTCTAGCTCATTGGAGCATCCATGCCCGTCGTGACGCTCAGTCGCACCGAATCGCAGTTAGTGCTCCTGGCAGCCCAGGAGAAGGACCGGAAGCAGCAGATCGCGCGGGATCTCTACGCGAAGGCCGAGCAGGAATTCCAGGGCCACGTTGCGCCGCTCATTGCGGATCACCAGGTCCCCGAAGGCGTGCAAGCCAACTTCAACGTCACGGACGGCAAGGGCACGATCACCTGGCCAGACGCCGAACCTGCAACGCCGGTCATCACTGACGAGCGGACGTTGGCGCTCGTGCCCGATGCTCCCGAGACGGTCGCGGAGCAGTCCGCGTGAGTGAAGCGATCGAGACGACCGAGCAGAAGGCCGCGCCCTCGCTGTTCGAGCGGCGGTTCCAGGCGAAGATCACCAAGCTCTACGCCAAGACCGCCGAGCAGAAACGCCGCGGCCCGATCCTGAAGCCTCGCGCCGATGCGAAGCGCGCACGGAAAGCGGCCAAGCGGCTGAGGTCCATCGCGTGACCGCGATCGTCGTGACGGCGCTCCTCTGCGCCACGCTGCTCCGCTGTGTGCACGTCCTCTCCGTCGAGTGGAAGCCTGTGGCCTGCCGGTTCGCTGATGCCCTGGCCCACGCGCCGCATCTGACGGACTTCACGGAAAAGCCGGACCCGATGCCCGCCGATCTCATTGCTCGGGTGAACGCGATGACCACAGACGGCTCGACCGGCGACGACACGATGCGCGAGCAGACGATGGCGAGCCTGGCCGAACAGTACGAGCTGCACGGCCACGACTGGGCCAAGGTGCGCATGTGGGCCGATCAGCACATGCCCGACACCGGCTGGCAATCGCTCTAGGACAATAGACGATGGCTTCCCTTCCGCGCCCCGCGATGAACGAGCAAGACGATCCAATCATCCAGCGCGCGATGGCGGCTATGGGTCAGAGTGATCAGCCTGACGATCAGCCGATGCCGGGCCAACAGTCCGCGCAAGACCCGATGCAGCCGCACGACCTGCCGAGCGATCCGTCGACCGTCACGCAGGAACTCGGCGGCGCGGACCTCGGACAGTCGATCAACGATCCGATGGCGCCGGGGAATCACCCGTCACAGCTCGACCCGCTCTCCGGTGCCGTACAAGGCCAACCCGGAACCGTCGTCGCAACGATCCCCGATCAGACACCGGCTCCCCTAGACCCGCAGACGATCGCGCAGCTTCGCGCGGCCGGCGCGGCCTTGTATGGCACCGACTTTCCCCTCCTCAAACAAAGCGCACCCGACGAGGACGATTGGGTGCAATGGGCGATCGGCCTCTGGGACCGGCACCGCGCCGGGATGCAGAAGGTTCTGCACACCGTCGAACGCAACCGCTTGTTCCGCGCCGGCAGTCAGTGGGTCACCGCGGTCGGGCTGGCTCCGTGGCGCGAACCGCCCAAGCCTCGCGATGTGACGCGCGCCGTCGAGAACGTCATCAAGCCGGCCCTCGATCTCCGCGTGCAGATCGTGCGCGAGCAGATCCCGGGCTTCAGAACCCGACCGACTTCGGAAGACATCGACGCCGAGAAGAAAGCCGAGGCGCAACAGAAGACGCTCGAATACTGCTACGCCGAGCAGCAGATGGCCGACGTCCTGGCCGAAGCGGAATACTGGGCTGGCACCGATGGCGTCTCGTTCCTTCACTGCTACTGGGACCCAGACAATGGCCCGTGGGCCGAGTACGACGGACGCCACACCCCGTTGGGCGACACGCGGACCTGTGTGCTCAGGATCGAACAGGTGCGGGTGAGCGCCAACGCAACAGCCACGCGGAAACCGAATTACTGGATCATCCGCGAGACAATGCCGACCGCCGAAGCCGTCGCGATCTACGGCCCCAAGGTCGTGGACAAAGCGACGATGAGCCAGTTGACCGCTGGCGGTGGTGGACCGGACATCGCGGCGACGTTGGCGATGGACCGGCTGGCCCTGGGCACACCGGGGGTCAATGAGTTGTTCCGCGAGCAAGACACGGTAGACCGCTTCACCGTCCATTGCGACCGCTCGGAGTTCTTGCCGCATGGCTTGACGCTCGTGGCCGTGGGGAATGCCTTGGTCGTCCAGCCGCAACCGTTGCCGTACGGCGTGGTGCCGTTGGTGCGGATCACCGATGGCTCGACCGATCCCGCGTTCTACCCGACGCCGATCATGAGCGATTGGGTCTCGCACCAGATGCGGATCAACGCCACGAAATCGAAGTGGATCGACTCGGTGCGACGGAACTCGGATCGCCAGTTCGTCACCCGGAAAGGCACGATGGTGACGGAGACGTTGGTCGGCGGCTCCGCGACGGTCTGGGAAGTGAACGGGCCGATGACCGACCCGAGCCAAGCCCTCGTGCCAGTGCAGGGCTTCTCGATCGGCTCGGACGTGAAAGACTTGCTCGAAGCCGAGCGGTTGCTGTTCGAGCAGAAGTCCGGCTGGAACGACACGACCCGCGGGAGCTTCACGAGCGATCAGTCGGGCCGGGCGATCTTGGCCGTGCGTGAACAGGTTGAGCGCGTGTTTGCGCCGGTGGTGCAAGCCGCTGCCACCGGCATGAGTCAGTGGGGCGAAATCGAGCTCGCCATCTATCGCGAGATGCTCAAGATGCCGCGCGCGATCGGCATCGTCGGCTCGTCTCGGTCAGACTTGGCGCGGCAGATCACCGCCGAGGACTTCGATGGCGTCTCCAAGGTCGAGATCGACCCGGAAACGCTGATGCCGATGCCGCGGAGTTTGAAGCTCTACCTGCTCGATCAGCTCTACGAGAAGCAAGTCATTTCGGCGAGCGAATATCGCCAGCGGTTGCCGTTCGCGTTCACGGACTCGATCGACACGCCGGACGATCGGAAGGAAGCCCGAGCGCAGCGGATCGCCGACGCGATTATCCAGAGTCTCCCGGTACCGCCGATGCGGTGGACCGACAACGAGGCGATCGTGCAGGACGTGCTGGAGCGCGAAATCTTGGACCGCGACGACGTGGACCCGCAGGTGATCGCGATGGCGCAGCAGGTCTGGACCCAGTACGCCAACCAGAGCGCACAGAAGCAAGGCGGCGCCCCGATGGGCGGCGCACCAGGCGGTCAAGGGTTCCCGCCGCCGCAGGGCCAGCCGTTGCCGGGCAACCAGCAGCCGACGTTCGGAAGCAACCCGAGCATCGCCGCCGCGCCATTGAGTATGCAGCACCCCTCCGATCAGCAGCAGGCCGCCACGGGCTACGACGCCATGAACAAGGCCGCCGCGTGATCCGCCGTACCCGCTGGACCCGTTCCCATGTGAGCACGGGCTAACCGACCCTCACCAGAGACAACTCCAATGCCAGAAACCTCCTCGCTCCCCAGCGCGGCCGCCGCCGCATTGCCTGTCACGCCCACCGCCCCAGTGACGACCGGAGAAACGGTCGCGGTTGGCGATCAGACGCCCCCGGATACCTCGCAGACGTTCGCGAGCGCGCAGGAGATGGTGAGCGCCAAGCCGGAGGACCTGGCCAAGCGCTACGGCCTCACCGACGAACCGCTGGCCGCCGAGCCAACCGATCCCGCGCCGACGACGGAACCAGCCGCGGCGGAACCCGTCGAACCGCAGGCCGCAGCACCGGAGACTCCAGCCGCACTGAGCGACGCACCGCCACTCGAATCGAAGTTCTCGCTCTACGACGATCAGGGCGAGCTCGAGATCCCGACCAACGTCAAGCTGTCGTTCCAGTCGGACGGGAAAGAGTACAAGGACCTGCGACTCGATCGCGTGGTCCGCATGGCGCAATCCGCACCAGCATTGCAGCGCCAACTCTCGACCGTGCAGCAGCAGCACGTCACGGCGCTCTCCGAGCGGGAAGCTCGGATCGCAGCCGCCGAGCAGTCGTTGCAGGAACAGAACGCACTCGCGGAAGCCTTGCTCGCCGACCCCGCCCTGTACCAGGAGGCCGCGGCGCGCTTCCAGGCGATGAACTCGCCTGAACAGCGCCTCGCCCGCATCCAGCAACAGCATGCGCGGGAACGTGAACAGCTCCAGCAGCGCGTGAGTGGGATGGAGTTTCAACAGACCGTGGCGGCATCCAAGCAGTTCGTGGAAACCCGCATCGCGCCGTCCGTCGAAGCCCTGACCACGCAGTACCCCGACATCGATCCGTCCGATGTGCAGGCGAAGTTCCACGAACTGACGGCCGGACTCTTAGCTCCGAGTCCCGCCGGCGGGGTGTGGGTGCCGCCACAGCGCTTACCGGATCTCGAAACGTCGGTCCTCCCCCAGCTCACTCAGTGGGCGCAAGCGCGATCACAGAAGATCGCCCAGCGCACCGCGGTGAGCACCGCGACGGCACAGCAGGAAACTGCCAAGGCGAAAGAGCAAACTCGAAAGGCCCAGTTGGATGCGCAGACCGCGACGCGACGTGCGGCGCGCCCGCTGACCCCGATCGGGAACGCGCCGAGCCCCGACGTGCCCAAGCCCAAACCCATCAAAACCACGGGTGACGCCGTTGAAGCGTCGCTCGAACGAATCCGACAGCAGATCGCCGGGGCCGCCTAAGAGGGCGGCCTTCTCGTTTCTAGGGATCTGCGCTCCGGGTTCGCCGACTTCGGAGAACTCTCATGTCAGTCGCACCAGTCACGATCAGCTCGACGGAAATCGCCGGGCTCTTGAAGAACGTCTACAGCGACGTTCGCACGGAAATCTTCCCCCGCTCGACGCCGCTCCTGGCCAACGTCAAGAAGGGGATGGCGGGCGGCCCGATGAACCTCAAGTGGGGCGGCAACGGGGTGAACGGCGACGCCGTGCTGTCGCGTCCCGTGGGCCTCAACGCCTCCTCGGCCGGCTACCTCTCGCAGGACGCCGCCGCGACGGAAAAGAACTTCATTCTCGGCATCAAGCGCCTCTACGTCACGCGGCAGATCGACGGCCTCGTGATCACGGGCACGCAGTCCAAGCAGGCCGCGTTCCTCTCGATCATCCGCAAGGTCCTGAACGAGGCCAAGGCGGCGTTCGAGCTCGGCATGCAGGAGAACCTGCACGGCGACGGCTCGGGCGTGAAGGCGGTCCTGGCCTCCTCGGCCGACGCCAACCATTTCGTCGCGTCGAACCCCTACGGCATCACGGGCACGACGCTGGGCCGCGGTGGCCTGCTGCTCGACATCGGGATGTACGTCGCCGTCTATGCCTCGAACCGCACGACGCTCCGCGGTTCGGCGGTCATCACGGCGATCAGCAACTCCGGCGACAACATCACCGTCACGCTGGGCGGATCGGGCATCGCCTCGATGGCGGCGAACGATGTCGTCGTGTCGGCCTCGCCGGTCTCGGGTGGGGACACCTCGCTCAACGCCAACACCAACGGGTTGATCAACATCACGAATCGCGGCAACAGCTACACGTCGCTGCATTCGCTCGATGCCTCGACCGCTGGGAACGCGCGGTGGGACGCGATCCGCCTCGTCGCCGGTACGGACGTGGGCGACGCGAACAACCCGACCGAGATGGACATCTACGACCTCATCATGAAGGTCGCAGGGCGGTCGGGCAAGAACGCCAGGACCACGCCGAAGGAATTCCTGCTCCTCACCACGCCGGGGCTCGAGAAAAAGCTGGCCGAGTCGTTCCTGGGCCAGCGGCGCTGGGACATGGCGAACAAGATTGAACTCGAAGGCGGGTTCGAGGGCGTCAACATCTGCGGCGTCGCGTGCGTCTCGGATGTCTGGTGCCCGCGCGGAACCGTGTACCTCGTGCATCTCCCGAGCTTGGTCTGGGTCGATGCCAAGGACTTCGGCCAGGTGCAGTTCGAGGATTCGGGCGCGTGGCGGTTCATGAGTGGCCGCGACTCGTTCGAGACCTCGTTCGGTGTCTACACCGAGTTCGGTACGGCGAACCGCGCCGCGCACGGGAGCATCACCGGATACGTCGATACGGCCGACTTCGGCTTCGTCGTGTAGCCGTGCAGTAGCATCGCAGAGAACAATCATCAGATAACTGTACTGAACACGACGGGCTCTCGGCGAATGACCGAGAGCCCGTCGTGTTTCCGAGATAGAGGAATCCTCCAATGGCCTGGCAAGATGTCTTCAAACCGAAGCCGGTCAGTCGCTCCGGCTACAACATCACCTGTGAGTCCGTCGCCATCGGCACGGGCGGAATCACCGTCGCGGCCACGGCCACGACCTCCTGCCAGATCGCGATCCCGCGCACGAAAGTCAGCCTGCTCAATCTCGCGTTCAACTGGCTGACGGCCGCGGCTGGGTCGCTCGGCATCACCGTGCAGGTGTTCAAGGTCGACAACGCGGGTAATTCGACGGCGCTCACCGCCGCGACCTCGATCAAGAACGACGTGTTGACTGGGAACGCCAAGAACATCGCGCTGGCGATCACGTCCAGCCTGTTCGACGGTGTCGGCAATGCGAGCCGCGTGATCGACGGCTCCAACGGGGAATCACTCCGCGTCGACATTGTGGCCGCGGGCACGGTCACCACGGCCCCGCAAATCTGCCTCGCCGCCGAGATGGCGGTGTTGCAGTAGTCGATGCGAATTCGATGATCCACGTCAACGAACGGGGCATCCCGCTCGTGCCAGAGCACATCCTGGCACGAGCGCGGATGATCGACCCCAATATCGAAATCAAGCCGTACCGCTTCGGCGAGCGCGAAATCAACTTCGCCGCCCGCTACGCGTGGCCTGAGCACAGCCCCAAACGCGCGTGGGTGCAAAGCGGGAAGGTCGATCCGGCGGACGCCTACGACATCCTGTGCTGGGCGCCGCCCGCGTGCTCGCCCGATGAATTCGTGAGCTACCTGGAGCATGGGCTGACGGCGATGGTTGCCGGCAACGAGACAGCCCGGCATATCGGCGACATGCTGACGCGGATTCGGAGCGAGAACCAGAAAGCGTCAGACGAGCGGTGGAATACGGTGATCGACAACGCGATGGAGTTGATGGACCGGCACGCCACCCTCGTGTGTCCTGACATCATCACCGTCGCTGGCGCCGAGATCCACAACGCGCCCGCAAAACCGCTTCCCAAGGCTGTTCCCAAGCCTGAACGACTGAGGAAGCGCGCATGACGTGGACCCGCGCGCAGTACATGGACCGCACCCGAGCGCTGATGGATGCGCGGTCCAGCCAGGACTGGCTCGACGACGACATTCGCGCCGGGCTCGGCATGGTGCACAGCCGCGAATGGAAACGCCTGCTCGACGCGAACCAGTATTTGCGCGTCGCGGAACGTGCGGTCACGCAAGACGCGTCGGGCCAAGTCGCGCTGTCGCTGCTCGACAGTGGAAGCGCCGACAGTCAGCAGCGACTCTACCGCATCCTCTACGTCACGAACGGCCTCCGGGTCTACGACGAGGACCAGCGGAAGCGCTTGCCGTTGGCGACGGTTACGGGGGTGCTGGACATCCGCCCCTGTTGGTATCGGAACGGGGACGTGATCCAACTCCTGCCGATCGAATCGGGAGCGAGTCTCACGATCGTGACGAATCACACGCCGACGCCGATCGACCAGCTCTCGGATGATGCGGTCGCGGTCGAGTTCCCGCGCGACTACGAGTTGCTGCCGTGCTACGAGGCCGCGGCGTGGCTCTTGGCGAAAGGCGGTCGGGAAACCGGAGCGACCGGCGACTTGCTCAAGCTGGCGGACATGATCCGCGCCGAGATGCTGGGTGACCTCGCACGGACGAGTACGGACCCGACGCAGGTGAGTTATCCCGACTTGCGCTCCGATTGGGGCGCCGAAGGCTGGGGGAGTTAGAGAACCAGCATGGCGCTCCAATGACGCTGCAATCGCTGATGCAGGGCCGCGCGCAGGTGACGGATCAGCAAGCGGGCTTTTCGGGCGGTGCGAACCAGATCGGCGACGCGCTCGAAGTCCAGCCCAACCAGATGCCGCGCGCCGACAACGTGCGCTTGACCACGATCGGGGGTGCCACGAAACGCGGCGGGACGCAGCGGATGCACACGACCGCGTTGGGGTCAGGCAATCCGATCCGCGCCGGATTCTGCTGGCGGAAGGCCTCCTCAGTCGAGCATCTGGCCGTCGCGAACGGCACGCTCTACTCGGGCGGCTCGTCGATCGCGCTCCCGATGACGTACACCGCCAAAGCAATGTCAGGCGGCGGGGCGGCGCTCTCCTCGACGAACTATCTCAGCATCGTGCATTTCCGCGACGGCACCGGGGAATGCCTCTACATCGCAGACGGGGCGTCCACGCTCGCCAAGTGGGACGGCACCACGCTGTCGCGCGTCGCCTCGACCCCTTCGGGCATCACGCGTCTCGCGGTCTACAACCAGCGCTTGTTCGGCATCACGGGCACCGATCAAACGGTGTGGTGGAGCGCGGTCAACAACGGTGACACAATCGGCATCTCGGGCTCCGCTGGGGGTTCAGCCGTCGTGCGCACGTTCGGCAACCAAAAGTTGACGACCTTGGCGACCATCGTTGCCACGCTCGCGATGTCGCATGTGACCGGCGTCTCGCGGTTCACCGGCATCACACAGGACGACATTGCGATTGCGGCAGGCGCCCAAGGGTTCTCCAGTGACGTGGGCTCCCAGTTCCCGAATAGTTGGGTCGTGGCCGATGGCGTCGGCTACTTCCTCTCGGATCGCGGGGCGTACCAGGTGCTCGACGCCGGAATCTCCGCGCTCGATACGCCCGTCACGCCTGACCCGACCGTGCCGCTCATCACTGCGTTGGCGTCGTCCGACTTCGGCCAAGTCTCGGGCGTGCATGACCCGGTGCATCACGAAATCCGCTGGTACATCCCGGGCTTAGGGATCGCCGTCTTCAACTATCGGCTGCGCGCGTGGAGCACCTACCCGAGTGGCATCTACGTGGACGAACCGACGACGGTCCAGTGGGGCGCCGTCGATGACAACGGCGATCCCATCGTGTTGTTCGGCTCGACCGATGGCTTTGTCAGACGGGCCGACGCGCCGGTGATGCGCGTGGACGACGTGTTGGCAGACGGCACCGCGGGCTCGTCGTTCTCGATGGTGGCCCAGTGCCACCGGATGTTCAGCCAGGACGACGTGTCGGAAAAGAGCTACCGGAATGCATTCGTCTTCGCGGACTTGGACAACTCGACCTCGTGCTCGCTGTCGTGGCAGTCCCCATCTACGGGGCAAGGCGTGCAGACGATCCAGCCGATTTCCTCGGGTCCCGTCTGGGGCTCGTTCACCTGGGGTTCGTTCGCCTGGGGCGGGAACGGGGCCACGCGGTACAAGGTCCCGATCTCGGGGCGCGGGCCGTACATCGACCTGACGATCACCGACGACTCCGACCGCGCGCCGATCATCTCGCGCATCACGCTCCAAGCCTTCGACATGGGGCCCAGAGCGTAGCGCGCGCTTAATCTGACCATGCGAGAAATCTTATGAGCGGCACCGTCGCCAATTGGCAGCAGGGCGCGTTTTCGAGTCCCGCGAACGGGCAGGCCGGGGATGCGTCGGTCGTGCTCGGGAACGACAACGCGGTCCGGTCCAAGCACAACTCCCACGACGCGGACGCCACGATCCACGTCCAAAGCTCGGTCTTGGCCTCTCGACCGGGAGCCGGGACGGCACAGCGGGTGTGGGTGACGACGGACGGGAAGCGGGCGTACATCGATTCAGGGACCGGGTGGGATGAACTCGCCTATCTGTCGTTGGCAGATGGCGGAACGGTCGCGGGAGCGACGACGTTTTCGGCCTCGGTCACCGTTGGCGGCGCGCTGTCGGTGACGGGAGTGGCGTCGTTCGCACAGGGCGTTGTCGCTACGGCCTCGCTTACGTCTCTGACCGCGAATAGCGCCGTCGTGGATGTGCTGGCGGGTGTCGCGCGCGTCTACGCCATCGGGGCGAACAGCAGCACCAAGGGGCAGATCCAGTTCAATGTCGCGGACACGATCGGCGCGACGGTCAATGCGGGGTCCATTGCCGCGAGTGGAGCGTGGACGTTTGCCACGGCGGTGACGGCGCAGGTGAGCGTGACGACCCCGTTTATCTCGCTCGGGGCGAATCCTGCTTCGGCGGGCATCGTCCGCATCCCGAACGCAACGTCCATCGTCGCGCGCAACGCTGCCAATACCGGCGACATCGCGCTGATCGGGCTCGACGCTGCGAACATCATGCAGATCGCCGCCGCGACCGCGATCACGGGCGGCTTGACGATCAGTTCCGGCGGCATCGCCGTGAACTCCGGTGGATTGGCCGTGACCGGCACCGCAACAGCAACCGCCTTTAGCGGTCCGCTCACGGGCGCGGTCACCGGCAACGCGAGCACAGCAACCACCCTCCAAACTCCGCGCACGATCAACGGGGTGGCGTTCGATGGCTCGGCCAACATCACGATCGCCGTCTCCTCGCTCGACGCCAACAGCTTGACGGGGACCACGCTGCACTCGACGGTTGTCACGTCGAGCCTGACGACCGTGGGAGCGTTGAATAGCGGCTCCATCGCGTCGGGCTTCGGGTCGATCAACATCGGCACGCAGCCGTTGACGGCCGGGGTCGGCTCGCTTTCGTCGCTCACCTTGAACGATGGCAGCGCGAACGGCCGCGTGAATCAGGGGTTGCTCACGCTGACCAACACGGCGACACAAGTCATCGCCACGGGCCTCTCTGCGACCAGCCGGGGATTGCTGCTCATCAGCCTTGGGACCAACGCCGCGCTCATCGCAGTGACGAACGGCACGACGATCACGCTGGGCACGGCCTACTCGAACACGCAAGGCACCGCCGGAAAACTGAACGTGTTCATCTCCTCCGGGTCCCTCACGGTCGAGAACTTGAGCGGATCGACGCTGGCCGGCGTTGTCACTTTCTTCGGCGCGATCTGATGAGCGTCAACCTCGCCCAGTGGCGCCGGCTCGTCCGCCGGTTCCTGACCTCGGCCGGGAACGTGATTGCCCTGCCCGTCACTGCGACCACGACGACGGTGACGTGGGCCTTCCCGCGCACCGAGGTTGACGCAGCGTATGCGGCGGTGGCGACGCCAAGCTGGGGAACGACCGTCGCCGTGACCGCCAAGACCACAACCTCGCTCACGTTGAGTTTCGGGACCGCCGCGCCGAGCGGTGCTACGGTAGACATTCAGACCTTCAGATCAGAATAGTCCTATGCCGCTCGCCCAACTCCAAGGACTGACGCCGCTCGGCGGCAGCCCCGGCACCGGCCCCGACCCGAACGCCACCGGAACCGACCCGAACGCCACGGACGACCCGAACCAACCGAAACGACGCGC